CTATGCTATAATAACACTCCGCCCTAGCGCTGCGAATACTATATCTATATGTGTGAGGGTGTGCCGTGATTGCAGAAACTTTAGCAGGAATTGCGCTCGTAAAAAGTGCTGTAGACGGAATAAAATCCGCTATCAACACAGCAAATGACGTTAGTGAAATCGCCGGGTACATAGACCAGCTTTTTGAAGGTGAGAAGCAGGTACAGAAGAAACGTGCCAAAAACTCTGGACATGGTATTGGGGACCAATTTGGCGTAAATAATATTGCGTCAGAGGTCATAGACGCGCGCCTTGCGCAAGAAAAAATGCAGGAAATGCGCAATCTTATAGATTTACGTTTCGGTCCCGGGACATGGCAGTCTATTATAGATGAACGAGCGCGTAGGATACAGGCAGCTAAAGAAGCCGCAGCTGTAGAACGTAGAAAAAAAATTCAAGAAGCTAAAGAATTTGAAGAGGCAATTAAAAGCTTCCTTCTTGTGGCTACAATTGTTTGTGTTTCTCTTGGGCTATTTGTGTTTTTATTTATGGTGGTACTATAATGGCGCAGAAAAAATTTGAACAAAACACCGAGTATGCAGAATATGATTTGGACGGTGACGGTATTATTACAGACGATGAATTAGCACATGCTAAAGAAATCAAGAAAGAACAAGCTGAATTACGTAAATTGCTTGCGCAAAGGCGTATGGCTACAGCTACCCTGATATCAATGGGTGCGTTTACTTTAGCTATGTTCTTTGTAAGCATAGAACGTGTAGAAGCGTTAGGAGATATCAGTAACTTGTTTTACTTAGCAGGTGCTGGTATTGTTGGCGCTTACATGGGTACATCTGTATGGATGAGTAAAAAGTGATAGATTGATATGTTTCAAGCCCTTGTCCTTGCATGTATGGTTTTTCAACCTACTGAATGTTGGCAGCTAGAGGACCAGCTTGGGCCGTATAAAACGTATGAGAAATGCGAGGCTAGGGCGTTAGAAATGGGAAAAGCGGTTCATATCCACATGGCGGGTTATCGGCCTGTATCTTGGAAATGTCAGGCTTTGCCAAAAGGGAGACTAAGCACATGATGAGTTTACTCGGAAGTTTGTTGGGTTTTGGCACAAGTTTTCTACCGGAAGTGCTAAACTTTTTTAAGGCAGGGCAAGAACATAAGCAGAAACTAGAAACCATGAAAATGGAAGCGGAGTTGATGGAAAAACGCTCCGCACTAAAACTGCAGGAGTTGGATAAACACGCAGATATAGCTGAAACTAAAGGTATTTACGAACATGATAGAAGTATCGACGCTGGCGGATTTGTCAACGCTCTTCGCGGCAGTGTGCGCCCTGTTATTACTTATGCCTTCTTCTTAATGTTTGTAGCCGTAGAAGTTGTAGTTATTGTTAAAGTTCTTGAAGCGGGCGGGGACTGGAAAGATGCTGTAGAGCTTATGTGGTCTCCTGAAACTCAAGGGCTATTTGCTGCTATAATGTCTTTTTGGTTTGGTAATCGTGCAGTCAGCAAATACATGAAAGTAAAATAATGAATAAAGATCAATTAAGAGAAGAACTCGCCGAGGACGAGGGCTGTAAGTATTTGATTTATTTAGATCATTTAGCTCTACCAACTTTTGGAATCGGTCATCTTATCAAAGAAGAAGACCCTGAATACGGGCAACCTGTTGGCACTGAAATATCAGAAGAAAGAGTTCGCAAGGCGTTTAATCTAGACATAGCTGTAACAATAGAGGACTGCCATCGCCTGTGTAGCAATGTTGGAGTAGACTTTAACGAGCTTGACCTCAAATACCCCGACGCGGCTCTGGTGCTATGCAACATGACATTTAACCTTGGCTACCCACGTTTTAGTAAATTTCAACGTATGTGGGCCGCTGTTGCTGAAGCTATGGAAGACCCGAAGGCGTGGCTAGAAGTGGCTGCAGAAGCAGAAGATTCCAGATGGTATACTCAAGTGCCAAACCGTGCTAAAAGATTAGTAGATAGAATGAAGGCGTTAGCAGATGGCTAAGAAAATTGAATCTACAAAAGTTAACAAAAAACGGCACCGTCGCCCCGGAGTACATAAGAAAAATGCTAATAAACGTAACAAAGTTAAAACGTATTTTGGTTAGATACGCTGGTTGGGCGCTGCTATATATGGGTAGACCCTTTACTGCCACAGGTAATTGGTTTTGGAAAATGCACAGAAAGGTGTTAAATATTAACAAATGATTAGTAAAACACATTGCAAACACTGTCCTCGTTGTGGAAATAAACTCCGTACCATAAACGTGCACGGGCATGATGAGTGCATAGAATGTCATCAGGTTATTGATGATTGTTGTCAGGGAGAAGTTTGCCAACCTACATTCAGCGCCCAAGAGGGGAATAATGAGAGCAACGTATGAACCAAAAACACTAGATTCTGGGGTAGTTGAGCCTGCGCATACGGTAGAAGTTGTATGCCAAAATTGCGGGTTTGATCTAGATGAATCCGAATTATCTGCGGATACTTGTTCTGATTGCGGAGAAGTATTGAACCTAAAACAAAGTGTATCTATTCAAGCAACAACATTACCTCCGTTATTTGGAGAAAGTATGTAGCGAGTAAAATCATGCCACTTCAGAAGATATTATTTAAACCCGGCGTAAATCGTGAACAAACTAGATACTCTACCGAAGGTGGTTGGTATGAGAGTGATAAAGTACGATTTCGTCAAGGTTTGCCGGAAAAAATCGGTGGGTGGCAACGTATATCTTCAGCTACATTTCAAGGTATATGCCGGTCCTTATGGAACTGGGTTACTTTAGGTAGTGTAAATTTGTTAGGGATGGGTACTAACTTAAAATTCTATCTAGAAGAAGGCGCAGCATATAATGACATTACGCCGTTACGGGCTACTGTAGCTCTGACTGACCCGTTTGCAACTGTATCTGGGTCTCCTATAGTCACTGTTACAGACGCTGCAGGCGGATATCTAGACGGAGACTTTGTTACTTTTTCCGGTGCCACTGCTGTAGGTGGCCTTACCATAGACGGTGAGTATCAGATTACCTACACCACCGGAATTACATACACTATAACCGCAGCTTCAAACGCTACGTCTACTGCGACTGGTGGGGGGTCTGTGTCTGCAGCTTACCAGATAAACGTGGGCGCGGCGTATGCTATCCCTATGACAGGTTGGGGTGCAGGTACTTGGGGTGGTGGAGTGTGGGGCACAGGGCTTGTTTCCGCCGAATCTATTCGCCTATGGAGCCAGCAAAACTTTGGAGAAGACCTTATCTTTGGGCCGCGAGATGGTCCTATATACTACTGGGATGCGACCGGTGGAGTCTCTACACGAGGAGTTCTTTTATCTAGTCTTGGCGGCGCATCTGATGTTCCTATACAACAAAGTTTGATACTTGTATCTGACATTAACAGATTTGTATTTTGTTTTGGCACTAACGACATTGGTACTGCCACGGTTGATCCGATGCTCGTGCGCTGGTCTGACCAAGAAAACGCAGTAAATTGGACTCCTGCAGCTACTAATCAGGCGGGTAGTTTACGGCTATCTAGAGGCACCGAGATTGTAGCGGCATCACAAGCTAGACAAGAAGTGCTGGTTTGGACTAATTCTTCTCTGTACTCGTTGCAGTATGTAGGTGCCCCCGCTGTCTGGTCAGCGCAATTAGTCGGAGAAAACATATCTGTAGCTTCACAGAACTGCGTAGCTTACGCGAATGGTGTAGCGTATTGGATGGGTAAAGATAAATTTTATAAATACGATGGGCGCACGCAGCCTTTACGTTGTGACTTGCGGCGATTCATATTTACTGATTTCAACACAGAGCAATACGACCAAGTATTTGCGGGCACAAATGAATCGTTCCATGAAATTTGGTGGTTCTACTGTTCGTCCAATGTTACCGATATTGATCGGTATGTAGTCTATAATTACGTAGAAGATGCTTGGTATTATGGCACTATGGCGCGCACCGCTTGGCTAGATTCTGGGCTACGTGATAATCCGTTAGCTGCTACATACAGCTATAACCTTGTAAACCATGAGCAAGGTAACGACGATAACGAAACCGCTACA